AACCAAGTCTAGAATTTACTTTAACGGTGCTCTTCCAGAAAATGTAACAGCATCTTCTGTTGTAAGATTGCGTCCTATTATTAATAACTCTGCCACTTCATCGTTGGTATTCCCAACTGGCAGCAAAGAAGTAAGCAGTCTTATCAAATCTTCGGAAGATACTAAAATTAAGTATTACATTAGACGCGACTTTGTAACTACTGGTTCTAGTAGCGGTGGTAACATCACCTTTGCGGCTCAATTAGACTTTGGTACTCAAAGATTTGTAGAATTTAACGATAGAGATTTCCTAGTTACCGTTCTGGACAAAGGAGATTCCGACAGAGTAGAGACTGGAGATATTGTTTATCTGTCTGATGACTTTGTTAGCATTTTGAACACAACTGATGCTACTTCTGGTCTGTCTTCGGGTAGTATTACACTCACCTTCCCTGGAAACTTCTTCGGCAATAACGTATCTAATTTCCCCAAACTGAAGTTAACTGCTACTATCGAGGTTTCGAAGGGTAGACCAAAACTAAAGACTGCTGTAAGAGATAGAAGAATTATTATCAGAGCAGCGGGTGATAGAGTTATTCCTTTGAGGGGTATTAACTATGATGATGAAAGCACCGAGTCATTTAGCTACTCTGATGCATTCCGCCTCAAGTATATCTACGAAGGATCTGCGTCTTCTCCACCAACGGTTGATGTTAATGGCAATCTAGTTATTGGTACAGACATTACTAATCGTTTTACGTTTGATGATGGTCAGCGTGAGACTTTCTATGATGTATCAAGAATTGTATTGAAGCCTGGTTTTGCACCTCCTACAGGTCAGATTGTTGTTGCCTTTGATTACTTCGAACATTCTCAAGGTGATTTCTGTACAGTAGACTCTTACATTCACGAAGCAGGTGTTGTAGCTGATGAAATTCCATCTTTCAACAGCACAGTATATGGTATTGTCAATCTCAAAAATGTTATTGACTTTAGACCCAAAGTAGACTCTAATACTATTATCACTGGTTTCCAGGACACTTCACTGCTATCACAGGCAGACTTTATCAGCTTTATTGGTGACGGTGGTTCTGTATCCAGCACCCCATCTTCAAGCAGACTTCTGCCTTATACCATGTCATTCAGCGAGTCGCAGTATCTCGATAGAATTGATGGTTTGTTCTTAAATAAGAAAGGAGACTTTATTGTTAAGACTGGCAACTCATCACTAAATCCAACCAAACCAGAAATTATTGAAGACGGTATTCCTCTGTCTTACATGTATATTCCTGCCTTCACGAAGAGCAGCAAGGATGTAAGAACTATCCCTGTGGATAATCGCAGATATACTATGAGGGACATCGGTAAGCTAGAGAAGCGTATCGAGCGTCTTGAGTATTACACAACATTGAGCATTCTTGAGCAGCAAGCACTCAACATGCAGGTTAAAGACACTCTTGGTATCGACAAGACAAAGAGTGGTTTCCTAGTCGATAACTTCGAAACACATAAAGTTGGTAATGTCAAGTCTCTAGACTATTTGTGTGCTATCGATCCACAACAATCAGTTCTTCGTCCCTCTACGAAAGAAGATAGCTTCAACCTGGAAGAAGTCAACACTAGAGATGACCAGAGAACTATTTCTGGATATAAGAATTCAAATGGTGTTATTACGCTACCATACAGTGATGTATCTTATGCTTCGAATGCATTTGCTACAAGAACTATTAATCCAAATCCATTCGTTGTTCTGCAATATGTTGGAGATGCATCTCTACTTCCCAACATCGACCAGTGGTATGACACAACTGTTGCTCCTCTAGTAACTGATAATAATACAAATCTGTTTAATATCTTCTTGGCGAAGAATGATGTCAAGGCAGCATTTGCTAGCATTTATAACTCGTTTGTCATTAACTGGGTTGGAGTTAACAACGCCTTCTCTAATATCAATAGTTTCGGAGAAAGCAATAGTGCAAATGCAGAATCCACTGTAAATGCCGCTAGTGTTTCTAGTTCTTCTAATGTAAGCCCACAAAACAATGAGATTGCGAAGGGCGTTGGTTATAAGACTGTAAATGGAACTAGCGTTGCAAACACATTGAGATTCTTCGCAAGATCAATCCCAGTCAAGTTTACTCTCAAGAGACTGAAGCCCAAGACTCAACTATTTGTCTTCATGGATCAGAGAGATGTCAATCGTTGGGTCAATCCAGACTCTAGATTCACTGGTGTTGCTGGTAACTCACTGACTACATTTAACTCTCCTCTAACCACAGATGAGTATGGTAATGCTAGTGGTATCATCTTGATTCCAGCAGGTCATGCTCCTAGAATGAACACTTCTTGGACAGGTGATATTAACACATTGCAGTATGATGAAACATCCGAGGAACTGTACCTTTCAACTGGCGTTAAGAATATCAGATTCACTTCCAGCGCATCAGATGCGCCTCGTGATGGTGTAGATTCTTACGCCGAGGTTAAGTATTACGCTACTGGCGTTCTTCCAGAAAATCCCGTTTCTATTATTTCTACAGCACCAGCCATTTTCAAGGCAAATGAAGGTGTTCAGTTGATTGATAGCAATACAGAAAACACAGCAAGACCTAATCCTCTTGCACAGACTTTCAAAGTGGATAACTTTGAAGGTGGTATGTTTGCTACTGGTGTTGACTTGTTCTTTGCCAAGAAGAGTTCAACTATTCCTTTGAGAGTTTATCTGACTAATATCGAGAGCGAGAAGCCTAGCAAGTATATTGTTCCTGGATCACAGGTTACTCTCTATCCAGATACATTCCTCAAGGTATTCTCTTCTGGTAACATCACTATCAAGGTTGGCGAGTTTGTAACTGGCGCTAGATCTCTTGCTTCTGGTCCTATCGCTAAAGTTCTGGACAAGAATAACTTTGAAGTCATTCCTTCTAGTAATGGTGAGATTGTAATTACAAACGAGCAAGTATATACGTTTGTTCTTTCTAATCATAATGGTTCTTCTTTCTTTGCTAATGAAGATCTTACTCTCACGTCAGTAACCCAGTTCAACAATGCAAACAACGCAACTGTCGGACTCAAGATTGCTAAAGACTCTGGTAGAGTTGCATCTCTAGATGTTACTTCACTCGGATCTGGATACGAAGGTGCTACGATTACTATCGAAAGCCCACAACTCCCTGGTGGTAGTAACGCTACTGGATCCGCCAAGGTATCGAATGGTCAGGTTTACTTCGCTGAAGTAGCACTTGGTGGCAGAGGATACACCGAGGCACCATCTGTTGTTATCAGAGGATCTGGTAACGGAGCAACTGGTGCTGTAATTGAATCTAAACTGATCATTGATGAGCCAGCAGTTAGAATGGGAATCGCTTCTGATGACGGCGTAAGCGTTGACTCCACAACTCCAACAAGATTCAATTTCCATCATCCTGTATATCTTCAGAATGGTGTGGAGTATGCTCTTAATATTGAATGCGACGACACTGAATATGAGATCTGGTCTTCACGTTTAGGAGAGACTGATATTTCATCTGGATTGGTTGTAAATGCACAACCCCTTCTTGGATCTGTATTTAAGTCCCAGAATACTGATAACTGGACCGAAGATCTATTTGAAGATATTAAGTTCACTCTATACAGAGCAGAATTTGATACCTCACGTCCAGCGGAACTCCTAATCAAGAATAAAGATCTTGGATATGAGAAACTAGAATCGGATTGTTTTGAGACCTATGCTTTAGCAAACAGCACAGCAACTTCTGCTCTGTTCAAGAACAACAGCAATGTTGTTAAGGTTTACCACAGAGACCACGGTTTCGAGGCTGGTGGAGACTCCAAAGTATTCTTCCGTGGTGTAGAAGATTTTGCTGGTTATGATGAGATTGATATCGAGTCAACTCTATATACCGTTGCTAACTCTGGTGTTGATTCATATACCATTGTTGGACCTGGCAGAGCAGCATCCACTGGTTTTGGTGGTGGAGATACTGTCCTAGCTTCTTATAATAGAAAGTACGAAAAGCTTTATGCACAGATTCCTTATCTACAAGTTTCTGGAACAAAAATTGAAAGTTTTGTAAGAACTACGGATATTGTTCCTGTCGATTCTTCGACGACCAACTACGTCTCATATAATGTCAATGATATGGAAACAACCTTCTTGAATCAAGAACAATATTTCCTGAACCAAAAGATTGTTTCTTCTAGAATTAATGAGGTAGTTAATGATATTGATCACTCACTGCTCTATAAGATCAATCTATCTTCTACTACATCACATCTGTCCCCAGTCATTGATTTGAGAACAGCATCTGTCAAGACAGTATCCAACCGTATTGATAATGCTTCTGGTTCGGAAGACCGATTTGGTAAGAGATATCAGTCTATCCAAATGTTCCCAGTTTATAAGTTTAGCATTACTGGAAATAATGATGGTCAAGGTGGATCGGATATCCTAGCAACTATCGGTCAAAATGTTGTTGGTCAGGACTCTGGTGCAGAATCAGAAGTTCTTCGCGTGATTAACAATGACGTTTATGTAAAGATCAAGAACTCTTTACAGTTTACAGTTGGTGAAGAACTATACTTCAGCACCCAGTCTGATTCTGGTGGTGACTTCGAGAACTTTACTGTAACAGTTTCTAATGAGGGTGTATTCGAGCAAGTACCAAACTTTGTTACTGGTTCGACTGTAACTGCTATCAATCCTTCAGTTAGAACCGAAAAATATGAGAACAAGATTAGCGGTAAGGTTATTTCTTGGGATTCCAAGACAAAGATTCTAACGGTTGAGAATGATAAGCAGCCAATCAATAATAACTTTGATAGTGTCATTACATTAGGTAGTGACTATGCTAGAGAAAGTCAAACATCTAGTCAAATTGCTGATATCTTCCGAGTAGGTGATTTGATTGATTTTGAAGGTTCTTCATTCGAGACTTCAAAGTTTGCTGAAATCAAGTCGATGAACTTCAGTCAAGGTGTTGACTATGTTCCCGAAACGGGATCTGTAAATACTTCTGGCGTAGCGAAATATGTTACTAAAGAAGTATTCATTAACACTCCTGCAGAATCTCTGAATGTTTATCTAACCATGAACGTAAGAGATGTTGAGAACGTGAAAGTTTACTACAAGATTAAACCAGCATCTTCACAGCAGAACTTCGACGACATCAACTGGGAATACTTCAATACCAATGGCAACCCAGATCAAGAAAATGAGATCGCAACTGCCGAGAACAGCATCTCTGGTCAGTTTGAGAAGCAGTCTTCTTATCAAGAGTTGAGATATACAGCAGAAGAACTTACCGAGTTCTCATCATTCGCGGTCAAGATTGTTATGAAGACAGATGATCCAGCATATGTACCCAAGATTCAAGATCTACGAGCAGTAGCTTCATTCTGATATGCAAAGATACGTCAAAGTCGAAGGACAAGAAGGATTTGTAAGAGACATGACTACAGGGGCAATTATTAACACTGCCCCAAAGTCGTCTCGCAAATCCTTTTCTAGTGAGTTCCGAAATGTAGTCAGCGAAATAAATACTTTGAAGGAAGAAATGTCCGAAATTAAGTCCCTACTCAAGCAGTTAATCAAATGACATTACGCAACGTACCAAAGAGTTTTACGCTGGAACAGCAGCGTTTAGAGATTAACGAGCTAGCAGTTGATCTTGATGCTGCTGTAGATGGAGTTCAGACATTTACTGGTGTAAAGACATTTGATGATTTCGTAACGTTTTCCGCAGATGTAACTTTCGAAGCACAATCTTTCTGGGGAGACGGAGACCAGGCAATTTTTGGTAATGATTCAGATTTCAAAATTTACTATGATGGTAGCGTAGGTGTTGAGACATCATTCATTGATTCTGATGCTTTACAGATTAGATCAGAATCTGATACTAGTGAATTATATGCCACATTCTTGAAGGATGGACCTGTTGAACTGTACTATGATGGTGATAAGAAATTCGGAACTAATTCTACAGGAGCATCAGTTGTAGGAACTTTTGATGTCAGTGGTGCTAGTGAATTTAGCGGAGCAACTAATTTAATTAGTGGTAGTAATAAGTTAAACTTTAATACCAATACCAATCAAGAAGGTCAACTTTGGGCAAACTCTGATTATTTTTACATCAATTCTAGTGCCACTTTTGGCATGAATATTCAATCCAATGCTATTGCTATAAGGAGTGCAACTGGCGGAGAAAATTATCTTACTGCTAGTATTAACAATGGCGTACTTTTATATCATGATGATATCAAAAAGTTTGAAACAACTGCTACTGGTATAAGTATTACAGGAAATATTGATAGTGTTACTGATATCTCTGCTTCTGGGGATGTTGCATTAAGTGGGATAACTTCAAATTTTACCGTAGCTGGACCAACCACCTTCAATAACGATGTTGCACTTGCTGATGATAAGGTATTAAATTTTGGTGCCAGTTCTGATGGACGCATTTCTTATACATCTTCTACTAATAGGTTTTATGTAAGAACTCCTGGTGGATCTGCAGATCTTATTCTTGGAGCTGGTCCAGCAGTTAGAATTACTAATGAAGATGGTCTAAATGATAGAGCAGTATTTGATGCTAATGGTTTAACTGTCACTGGAACTATTGATGCGGACGATTTTACCATCAATGGATCTCCACTTCAGACAGATGTTGCAACGACATCTTCTGTTGGTACTGTACAACCAGATGGTACAACTATTGGTATTGATGCTAATGGCGTCATCAGCGTAACTGGTGGTGGTGATCCATTCACCGCTAATGGATTCAAGTTTGGTGTCAATGAAGCGACAGGTCCCGCAGCAACACTGGGTGAATTCAGACAGATTAGCGGCAAGCCATATTTCTATGATGGAACCGCATGGCAAGAGTTTATTCTTGGCAGCACTCAACAGGTTACAATCCCAGCAGAGACTGCTTGGGATAAAGTTATAGTAAGATCTACTTTTGATAGTGATTTTGACGACGTAAAGTTTGGTGATACTGGTAATCCCAATACTTATACTGCTGGATACAATGGAGTGGGAATAAATGCTTCAACTCTTGTAGCAACTCCTGCCAAATTTGGTACGAATGTTCTCAAATCTGTTGGTAATGGTGTTGTCTATCCACACAGAGCAGAATATGATTTCACTGGTGAATTTACTATAGAGTGTTGGGTTTATTTTGATTCGGCACCTGCTTCTTATACTCAAGCATTTCTAGAAAAACACGTTATTTTCTCGAAAGCTAATGCAGCATTTACTGATGGCAGTTGGCAGGTATATGTTAAACAGGCAGCCAATGGTAATCATTTCTGGTACATAGATATTCATGATACCGCAACTAATACCGAAACACAGTATCAACTGGATTCTATTGGATCGGGATGGTCAACTAGTGGGTATGACCAACAATGGGTTCATATTGCTCTGGTAAAAGAATCTGACGGAACTCTTCACTTTTATAAAAATGGAGTAGATGGTCTTTACACTGTCCAGGACCTTGTATCTGGTAATGACATTACAAATACAACTTTTGATCTAGCTATTGGTATGCCACAAGAAGGTGGTCAAGCAATTAATGATATTTACATTGATGATCTTCGTATCACAACAGATGCTAGATACACAAGCAGTGGTGTTTACACAGCACAAGATTTCACACCTCCAACATCAGCACACCCCATCAGTGGCACCACAACAACGTACACACCACCTGCAACTAGCAAAGCTGGTGAGATTACGCTAGGTGCAACTCCTACGTGGACTGGAACAGCAGGAGTAACAGTGACACAGCAATCCAGTGGCAACTATCGTATGACCTTCACAAATCCATTTACTAATGCCACTGACTACTATGTTTTCACCAATCATATGGATTATATTGGTGCTCAAAAAGTATTTGTAACCACTGGTAGATCTAATACTCATGTAGATTTCACTGTGTACAGAGAAGGTGATGGTGCATTCGTTGACACTGGATCCGTCGCAGTTCAGGTTATTGCACACTAATCATAAATAGTAAAATAGAGGGATAGTCTGGTATCATGCCATTAAGAAACGTACCAATTACATATACAGTTGACCAACAACGCCAAGAAATTAATGCGTTAGCGGTAGATGTGAATGATATTGATCTCGGATTTAACGAGAGAGTAGATGACCGCGTTGCAGCACTTCTTAATGGTGGTACTGGAGTTGCAACTGTTTATGATGATGCAAATGGATCTATAAATATTTCCCTAGCATTTAATGAGTTTTCCACTTCTTCTATTCTAGAAGGGACTAAACTTTTCTATACTGATGATAGAGCAAACGCAGCCATTGATGCCAGAGTAAATCAGACTTTCGTCAATAACCTCAACATCACAAATCTAGGTCCTCAAGATTCTATTACACTTCAGCTAGGACAAACAACAAAGGATATAACTCCACTAAACTATAAGAACGTTGATTGGGATACTGCTTATAGTTGGGGTGATCATGCTGCTGCTGGATATCTAACATCATATACAGAGACAGACAATCTAGATTCCGTAACTTCTAGAAATTCTGTAACCAGCAACACTATTAATGTTGGTTCTTTAAAAACAAATACAATCACATCAAAATTAGCTGGTGATAATTTAGGTATCACAGCATCAAAAACTATTTTTACGAATAGTGCTTCTATTGGTACTTATTCCACAGGTCTTACTAATGACTATGGTATAAATTTAGATAAGAATGGTGAAATAACTATTAACCATGCTCCCGATGGTGGCGGATTTTACTTAAAAAATGCAGGAACAACCAATTTCTTTGTAGATAGAAATGGTAAAATCAACGGAGCGGTAAATTTTGTAACTACCGATGGCACTGCTGGTCAAGCTCTCACAACTGATGGAAATGGTCAGTTAGTTTGGGGTGACGGCGGCGGAGCAAATGTTAATATTAGTGATGGTCTTCCTACTACTGCCGTTAATGGAGACCTATGGTGGGAATCTGATAGCGGCAGATTAAAAGTTTACTATGATAATGGAGCAAATCCAGCGGTGTGGGTTGACGCTTCACCACCATTGGAAGCAGAAACTCCAAGGTCCTCGACTAAAAATAATGTAGGTGCGGTAACTGGTTCTTGGAATACTACTGGCACTTTATTTGCAGATACTAATGGACCTTTTAATGTTTCTCTAACAACAACTTCATTTGATAAAATTAGAGTAAGACTTTTATTTGGGCGTCTTTCTGGATCTCCAAATACACAAGGCCATGTAATTTTAGAAAGAAATGTTGGGGGATCTGTCACTCAAATAGCAAAGGTTTGGACTGGACCATCTCAAGATCTACCACTTTATTTTGAATATATTGACACGCATGGTCAGACTGCAGGAACAAATATTGTATATCAAATTAATCTAGAGCTGGATGTTGCTGGCAACAGAACCACTGGTGCTGATGCTACGAGTCAGTTAAGTATCGAAGAGATTAACTGAAAATAAATAAGTATACGGAGATTACTTACAAATGGCAATTCTATTCCCAGATACCGCTGGAGAAGCAACAGACGGTTCATTTACACATACAGATGGTGGATTAACCTGGATCTGGAATGGAACCAGTTGGAGATCCAGTGGAGGAACTTTAGACACATACCTTTTACCAACAGCATCTACTACTGTTTTGGGTGGTGTCAAAGTAGATGGTACAACAATCACTATTAGTAATGGCGTAATCAGTTCTTCTGGTGGCGGTGGCGGTGGAACAAGTCTAGGTTCTCGTCAAACATTTACTGCTAATACATCTGCGACTCACGCAGATGGCACAGATGAGCTTCTAACAATCACTGGATTTAAATCATACGCTTTGTTGAAAGCGACAATATCGGAGCCAGCATGGGTAAGATTGTACTGCGATACCGCTAGCAGAACAGCAGATTCTACAAGATCTATTACTGAAGATCCTGCTCCTGGTGCTGGTGTGATTGCAGAATTTATCACAACAACTTCTGGAGAAACCGTTCTTCTTACTCCTGGAGTTTTTGGGTTCAATAATGACGCAACTCCATCCACAAATATCTATTTACGTGTTGAGAATAGAAGTGGAACTACACAGCAAATTGGAACAACTTTAACTTTAGTTCAGCTAGAGGCATAAGATGGCAAAGGTAGTTTTAGATGTACATCTTGCTGATGGTGTAGACAAGCAAGAGTTTGTAAATAGTTTTGATCCTGATACTCAAGCAGACTGGTGGAATATGCTTGACAGCATTCCTTGCTGCATTTGTATGCATGTGGAGGAATCTTTTGTAGAGACTTTTAGGCAAGATCCTAGGATCATTTCTGCTGATGACCGATTAGAAGTTTTTCCAGCCGCACTACCATCAGCAATTTCTACGACAAAAATAGTAACTGCTTCCACCCCATCTACAGCATCTAACGGTGGCGACTATATGCCACTACAAATGTATGTTGATACTGATCACATCTATCCAACCAATCCTGGGGAAAAGTGTGGCAAAAATGGAACATACGATGACGTATCTACCATCCCAAATGCGACACATACTTCAAAATGGACTGGGAGAAATGTTGATATCGTCACTGTAGAAGTTGGTCCTATTAGTTCAGCATATTCTGGAGATCACGATACCCATCCAGATTTTGATGATCCTGACAATACAGGGACAAGTAGAGTTATTCCAATGGATTGGAACAGTGTTGCTCCATCTATTACCGAATCAAGTAATATTCAAGTAACATCAAATTCTCTTTTTAGCAGTCATGCAATGGGTGTTTTGAGTGCTGCTGGTGGGACTATCTGTGGATTTGCAAAAAGATCCAGCCTACGTGTAATTTACATGACTGGTGCAGATGGAACAACTGAAGTTATTGATGCTGTTGTTGCATGGCATAATGCAAAACCAAACAATCCAGAAACAGGAGTTCCCAATCCAACAATTATGATTGGAGAGTTTCAATATTTACAAGATAGAAAACAGTGTATTCCCATTGATTATGTATCTTCAATTACAACTCCAGAAGGAACAGTCAATCGACCAGGATCTAGTTGGGGTACAGATTTCACTCCTTTTGTTGAGAGAAACATAATTCCATTTGCGGTTTTAAATCCAGATACTACAACCTATGAATGGTGTGTAGTTATGCCAACACAATTTAGATCCTCATCACTGCAAGCTTCGACTGATGCTGCGTGGGATGCTGGAATTATTTTCCTCAATGCTGCTGGAAATAATGCTGGAGTATATGTAAAAGAAACCGAAAGAGCAAATTATTCTCTTGCTGTAGATGCTGCTACTCCATATTCATATTACACTCTTGGTGGAAATGCAGTTACCACAGCAACATCATCTGTAACTACTTGGTATCCATTTTATGCATATGGTCCTCATGGTTCAGAAAAAGCAATTGATGTTGCTGCTGGATATAACTCCGAAGGAATTCCTGGTTTAGATACCTATACTAATAGGGGTCCAGGAATTGATATTGTTGGATTGGGAGCAAGTACATTTACTGCATATCCCAGTCAAACATATGCGGATGGTTTCCGATGGGGCATGTTCTCGGGAACTAGCTGTGCAACTCCAACAGTAGTTGGCAAAGCAGCATGTGAAGTTGAAAAATATTATTACTTCAATGGCACTTGGCCAACTCCAGAGGAAGTTAAGTCTATCTTAAGAGCAAATGGTAGAGAACTTGTGGTTGGCATTGAAAGCACAGATTGGAGTGGTGTTCCTACTGCTGGTGGTTATATATCAAATACCACTGGTGGTGGATTAGCTAGAATATACACTGGATTGAGTGCTAACGGTGGATACTCATTTAGCGATTTAGTAGAGACTACTAGAATTAGAGCTCATTTTTCTGACGGTGATGCTAATAATGCGGAGGAAGTCAAAGAACTTCCATTAGCGAGAACAAATAGATATAAAAGAAGACCATCAGATAACCCAGTAAAAGGTGTTGTTTATCCACGAAGAAAGTTAAGATTCACTCCCGACGTGACTTTCTTATCTCCCAGGGATGATCTTCCTTCATCGACTTAATAAATACCTTTAGTATATTATATTAATTATGGATACACCAAAACTTCGTGAAGAATTTGAGAAGCAACTAAAAGACTACGAGTTCAAAATTAAAAGAGGCGAGGAAGAACTTGCCAAATTGAAAGAGTATAAGTTAAAACTCGAAGGTGGTTTAGAAACATTAGATCTACTAGAGAAACAAGATGGCAGCGATTCCAGTCAACATACTGATTGATAAGGGAGCAGACTTCGGAGTCACTTTCTTTATCACTAATAAAGATGGTACTCCACTGAACATGTCGGGGTACACTGGCAACGCTGTAATGAAGAAAAGTTATTCGGCTACTTCATCAGTTCCGTTTACTTTGACATTTGTCAATAGAACTATAGGTGAGATTGCAATATCTTTGACTGATGTAGAAACTGCCGCTCTCGACAGAAGAAGGTATGTCTACGATATTGTTCTCGAAGATCCTAACGGATATAAGACCAGAGTTATTATGGGGAACGCAGAAGTAAGTCCTGGAGTTTCCTGATGGCACAATATAATGTTAGAGTAGGAGACAGTTCGTACAGAATTGGTAAGCAATTACCACCACAGTACAAGCTTGATGTTAATTATCAGATTCCATCAAAATCAACTCAATATTCTAACTTACTTATAGATAGTATTGCGTCACAATTTGATGGTACTACAGATACATTCAATATCACTATTGATGGAGAATCATATACTCCGTTAAACGAAGAACAAATTGCTATCTCTATTAACAATGTAATTCTTGAACCAAGGGTCGATTATATTGTATCTGCGGATCAGATTGTATTTACAAATCCTCCATCAGGAGGAGATGCTTTCTTTGGTGTTGCATATGCAACTACAGCTGATTTAACAAGAACACTTAATTATGTTATAGACAGTGGATCTTTTCCATTGTCAACTGGTGTTAAAGGTAACATGACTATTGATGTTACTGGCATTATTGAATCTTGGACTATTGTCTCTGATACAGAGGGAAACGTTCAAGTTGATATACAAAAATGTTCTTATGATGACTTCCCGAATTTTACTTCTATTTGCGGAACAGAACTTCCAACTATAGGTGTTCTAAATCAATCTACAGGAAGAAAAAATAAAGATGATAATCTGTCAACTTGGAACACCACAGTAAATGCTGGAGATATTTTCCAGTTTGAAGTTAAGTATGCGGTAAACATCACAAGATTTGTGGTGTCGCTCAAACTGAAACTATAAATAGTATGTGATTATAAATAAAAATAAATCGAGAGATAAACACGGAGAGTTTACATGGCACTGCTAGTAACCGACAACGGTGAAATTGATTCTCTACGTAATCTGCTGAACTACAATCAGGAGATTCCTAGGAACCTAATTCTTAAGTTGTTCACCACAAACACATATCCCAACGAGAGTGATACTCCTTCGCAGACTGCGTATTACGAGCCATATACTAACAATAATTCGTTAGGTTATGGTAGCGCACCTGTAACTGGGTATCCTGCCGTTATCAATAATAGAACTGACCAGAACTATGCTAACAACTATGGCATTCTTCTGAATGGAAACAAATGGACTATTGAAACCCTTTCCAATGCTGCTGTAACTGTACAGGGCAGCGGTACTGCGGCAGAATATACAATCACCGTTGCTGCTAATACTGGCATCAAAAAAGGCGACTATGTAACTGGTGGTTCTGTTGGTGATGGAGCATACGTCGTAGACATCGACGGTTTAACTCTCCTTTTAAGCGTCAAGAACACTGGTACATTTGCCAATCAAAATCTCGATTTCGGTCAAGGAAGAACCACTGCTTCTTATCCAGAAGAGACGTTCACATTCTCTGGTGCTGCTGGCGATGTGTATGGTTACATGCTTGTTCGTGCTAACAACATGCCAACCACGATTCACGGCGTTGCAGACGCTGCTACCGCAGCTGCTGGAACCACAATCAGCAAGACTGGAATCCGTGGTACTATCGGTAACAACTATTTCACACTGGCTGCTGTATCAAACACCACTACTGTTACTGGTACTTCTGGCGAATTTGAAATTACTGTAGGATCTACTGCAGGTATTGCTCCATATCAACGTGTCACTGGTACTGGCATTGCTGCTGGCGCAAGAGTTATTGGTATTGCAGGAACAACTGTTTATCTCGATAAAGCAAACGCTGGTGCTGTATCTGGAAATGGCACATTCCAAGTTGAAGTAGGCGAAGATCTAACCGTTGGAATGGCAGTATCACAAACTGGAACTGCTGGTGTTATCGGTGGTGCTCCTAACGGCATCGATGCAAATACCATTATTACTGGTATTGATCACGAGACTGAAGATGCTGATGGAACTGTTATTGTTTATCTCAATAACGTTCTAATTGATAACATTCAGCCTTCAAACAACAACGACGAAGTTGAGTTTGACTTCAGCAAAGTCACTGCAACTGGTCATGGACTAGTTAAGGGAGATACAATCTACATCGATCAGGGAACTGGTAACACCACAACAACTCCTGGTACTTACACGGTATTCGATGTAATCGATGCTAACACCTTCACTACAACCAAGGCACTTAATGGCACTGGAGACTTAACTCTTTACAGCGCAATCTTCTTCGCTGAAAGATTTACAAATGGTCCATACGCTATTCAAAACGCTGGTGACCAGATCAAAGTCACATTGAACGTCAGCCTCGACTGATACAATCCATTTGAGTTTTACATTATGGGGGGATTGCAGAATAGCGATCCCCCCGTTTTTTATAACTTGGTAGCCTATGGTATTCTCCTACGCTGGTACTGGTAGAATACCCCAGTTCACTGCTGTTCAGTCACTGGGGTTAATTTCGTACAGCTATAATTCAGCAGTAGGAGAGGAATTTTTATATCTAGACTTTGGTAATGTAGGTCTAGATTACTGGGTTCTTGAGAACTACCAGAACACAGTTCTCTCTTCGATTCAAAATGAGCAATTAATTAATCTAACAGAAACTAGTGGTCCTGTCGCCACGTTAGATTACGGATCAATTAGTCAAATAGAAGCAGTATCTACCGAAGACTGGGGTCTCATTACTGTTTCTTCAAATATTACTTCGTTTGGATTCCTACATTATCAGTCTCTCGCAACGTGGTCTGTTGTCAACACATGGGTTGGCACAGGAACTGTATGGGAGATGGATGGAGGAACCAGATACAGACTGGATGCTCCTTGGATTGGCTCTGGTACGCTGCGCCTATTCGGCACTACAACCACTAATTATGTACCTGCGATTGCTACGGAGGGTCTGCTACCCCTCCGTAGTGACACTAGAATTGCGTTTAGTCCTAACTGGAATGCCTTCGGAACTATACTTGTCGAAGGACTGTCTTCATCTTCACTAGCGAAAGTATTTACTGGATCGTTAAATTCCAATATCAATGGTGCTGCTGGCATCGTTGCATCTCTACGTCATATTGGATCTGGCAATCTATTCTCACTCAACAACAGTGTTCTTTCCAGAACATATGATTATGTTGGCGGAGGAACTCTATTCACTGTCACAGGAACCAGCGAGGCGGTTACCTATGACTACAACCCAGACAGTATTGTATACTTTGAATATGAGGACTTCGGACTTGTTTCCGAGCTTCCTATTAATTCTATCGTTCTGCAAACAATTGCAAACGATCCTCTATCGATATATGCCAATGACAGAATTGTTGATCTAGTCGTTCAAGGATCAACTAGTGGAGACTTTATTGATTACGGTGACCTATTAATAGATGGTCAAGATCCCCCAGAAACTCTACAAACAGATTGGGGATACATTTGGGAAACCTACACCAAGTACCCAATGGGTCTTGGAAGACTACGTGGTGCTGCGGTTCAAAGATTTACACCAAACTATGTTGGTTCTGGTGGACTATTTGCATTCATCAATGGTATTGGAAGAACCAAACCAAGATGGATTGCATATGTCAATATTGGTATATTTGGAGAAGCAATCACCAACTTCAGCCTGCTCCATATTGGATCAGGAAGCCTGTTCTCACTATCGAATGCACAAGATAGTGTTCTTTATAATTACAGCGGTTCTGGGGACCTCTACGCCTTCTCTGGTGCAGCAGAAGCAGTTGGATTCAACCCACCAGATATTACTACAGATATTGCTCTTTCTGGATCTGCCAATGTTGCCTTCGCACCAAATTGGAATGCCGAAGGAACAATTGATATTGATGGATTCGCGACAGAAAGAAATACAGAATCTTACTTTGGATCGGGAACTCTATTCAACTTTGATAGTAAGGTCGAAAGAAGAACCTATGCATACAATAGTTCTTCAAATGTTATCTTCACACCATATGATTATGGTAGTGTTGCTGATAGTCCAATTGACTCAATTGTTCTACAGACAATTGCTAATGATCCATTAAGTCTATATGCATCAGATAGAATTATTGATCTAGTTGTATCTGGAACTGTTAGTGGATCATTCTATGATTATGGAGCAATCATCACTGATGGTCAGGATCAACCAGAAACAATCACTGATGATTATGAATATATTACAGAGACTGTTTCTAGATACGCTCTTGGGGGTCTTCACTTTAACGGCACTGCCACTGTCAGAAGAGAGTTCTCTTACTTTGTTGAACAGAATCCAGATCATGCAGACATTCGTCTTTGGGTTGACGGTATTGGAAGAACCAAGCCTAGATGGATTGCATATGTTGAGATTGATCTGTATGGAGAAGGAGTTGATTCTGTTAGCAGAAGTGAAGTTGGTTCTGGATCTCTATTCAACTTTGTATCTTCAGAAGAAAAACGTTCCTATGGTTATCAAACCGAAGGAACACTCTATGCTATCAGTGGTGCTGCAGAAGCCTTTGGAGCAAATCCACCCGATATCACCACAGACCTTCAGTTCTCTGGTTCAGCAGATGTTGCATACGTACCTAACTGGAATGGATCTGGTCTATTAACAATAGATGTTGATCATGTTGTTCTAACAACATACAGTGAAGTAGGTTTCGGTAATCTCTTCAACATTGGCAATAAGGTAGAGAGAAGAACATACTCTTATAATTCTGTATATCCAACATCCGATGTTAGATTCCAGAATCTTGATTATGGACTCGTATCAAACGAGGTAATTGATTCCTTCGTTCTTCAAGATATTGCAAATGATCCACTGTCTCTATATGAGGATGACAGGATCATTGATCTTGTATACACTTCCAGCACAAATACACCAGTATTTGACTACGGTCTTGTATCAGATCCAAACCCATCAATCACAGATGATTACGAATTTATCTGGCAGACTGTTGGTAGATTCGCAATGGGTGACTTCAGATTTACTGGAGCAGCCAAAACCAACTTCAGCCTCACTCATGCTGGTAGTGGTCAGATCACTGTTGATATTGACACAACAGTCCAGATTAATCCAAGATGGAATGCCGATATCTTTATTGATGTCACTGGAAATGCTGTTGAGAAAAGCACGAAATTCTTCAAAGGATCTGGATTCTTACCAACAATTATCAGCACAACAGATTCCAGAACCTTTGCTTATGATGGAACTGGCAACCTGTTTGGATTTGTTGGCGGAGAAGAATCTGTTACCTTCGACTATCCAATACCAGATCTTGATATCACAATTACTGGTGCAGCTGCAGTTGCATATGTACCAAACTGGAATGGTTCTGGAGTATCGGTATTCTCTGGAGAGAGTGTTGAAAGAGTTGCCTTTGATTACGTTGGTAAAGGAGTTCTATACAACTTCGAGACTCTTATTGAGAGAAGAGTATATCATTACAACACCACGTCAATTGATGAGTATGTACACCTTGATTATGGTCTCGTTAGTAGCCCAGCAATTGATTCGGTTGTTATCCAGACAATTGCTAACGACCCACTAACGACATACCAGAACATCAAGATTATTGATCTGGTAACACCTGGATCTACTTCTGGTAATTACTTCGATTATGGATATCTAGAACAACCTCTCGTTGCTGGTCTGTTTGGAGTTCAGGATGCTCCAGATGTCACTGATGATTATCAGTACATTCTTGATAGCGCGACAATCTATCCATTCGGTAGATTGCAACTTGGTCTTGCTTCTGTTGATACCAAGACTAACTTTAGTCTCCTGCATATTGGTAACCCAGAAGGAGCACAAATTAAGATCGGTGGTGAAGTTGAAGTCGCTCTGCCAAACAAACACCAAGGCGATGGCACTCTGTTCGCAATCGAAGGTGCGGCAGAATCTGTTACATACAGCCCAGATGATCTTACTGGTCTCTTCGAGTTTGTCGGATTTGCTTCTACCAGAAGAATTCCAAACTTCAATG